ACCAGCCACGACGACTTCTGATGGTTGACGCAGTGATACGCCAGCGTGTTCTTCGCCACGTTGTCGTGCTCGGACACCGTCGGGATGAACGGAAGCGCCGTGACGAACTTGTGCAGCCACGTATCCTCGACCTTCATATAGAAGGCTTTCTTGGGGATCGGCACGCCACTCAAGCGTTCGCCAAGCTCACCATATTCGCCGGGGCCGCGGGGGTGATTGGGGATCGGGACGTAACCCGTGACCAGTCTAACTTTCATAGAAGTCACTCAGCATGGCGCTCACCTCGATCGCGGCGACGCGGCCGATGCGGGCCTCGCAATCACGCACGCCGTAGGAGACAACCAAGTCCTCGCCGTTGGGGTGCATCGCAAGACCAGCGGCGAACTCGATCTGGCGACCATGGAAGTGGAACGGCACAGAGAGCCGCCGCAGCGTGTGGTCCTCGTTAAACCACGCCCAGCGGTGGATGTAGTTCCGGCGGTAGTCACCGGGGTCAATCGCTTCATGGACAATCGCGAGCCAGCCGTTCTTGAAGCGGATCAACGGCGAGCCGCCGCTGATGTTGTCCACCGCGAGCGGAAGTCCCACCTTGGCTGACATGCCATCGCCAGCGCGGATCGTATCGAGCCGGTAGGCATAGTGAAGTTCTTCATCGGGGATCGGCATCCAGTTCTTCTCGCAGGTGGTGCCGTCGGAGAGCGCCTTCCACTCGATGATCTCCCAGCCATCATCGAGTTGACAGAGGACCTGCTGAGGCATTCCAGACGCAACCTGCTCGCGAATGCAGGCGGTAGCCAGCCAGAACCCGCGGTGATAAAACAGACGCATATCTTCGAGGCCAGTCACCAAATTGAAGGTCGGCGCCGGCCGTTGCCACTCGATCAACATTTGGCCGAGGGTCACGAGGCCATCCGACAACCTGACGAATATATTTTGGGTATTGATCGGGTTCGAGCCGTTCGGCTCCTCGTTGGCCGGGCCATTGATCAGGTAGCGGCCCGCGTCATCCATCCGATAATTCACGGTGCGCACGATCGCATAGAGCGTGCCGTCCGGTCCCGCGGCGACCGACGGGTTCATCGCAGTGTAGCCGGGCATCGGCCTGACGTCGATTACACGTGAGGTGAAGGAAGGGCAGTGCGCGACCAGCGGCTTCGCATAGAAGCGCAGGTTCTGCCGCGCACCATGACGCACGAGAGGCGGCACGGAGGGATCAAGCGCAAGGCCGTTGGCGAGCGCCGCGCCGATCTTCTTGTCGTTGTCATTCCCGTAGCCGCCGAGGATAGAGTACTCCTCGCGGAAGCCCCAATTATATACCCAATCGGGCACGAACAGCATGTCGTCCGGGCGCTTCGCCTTATAGCCGGCGCGGCAGAACAACAACGCCGTCTGCTGCTGATCTGGCTTCTCACGGAAGTGCTTGGCAAGCTCATAGAGGACTTCTGCACGTTGCGGTCGGAAGTTGTAGGCATCGAGCATCGTGGCAACGAACTGGCTCTCAACACCTTGATTGTTCAGGCAGTGCGCGAGCTTCACCTTCGCGTTGTGAACCTCCTCATTCCATCCGCCGATCGCAATACGCTTCTTGTAGGCGAACTCCGCGGACGCCCACTCACCGATATCCATGTGGGAGTTGCCGAGATAAAACCAGCTTCGCGCGTTCTCCGGGTCGCGCTCCAACTCGTCCTTCAACAACTTGATGTCACGGACCGCTTTGTTGGTGCGGTTCGAGCCATCGGCATGATCTATGAACGTGGCCCCGTCGTAGCGGCCGGCAACGGCGACATCCAGATACTCGTGGGTCGCACCGCGATACGACGCGTCAACCTTGGTGTTGAGCAGGCGGGTATTGTCGTAGGAGACGCCGCCGGCAGTTTGCAGCAGCGTATACGCTGGAGCGTCAGCGCGCAGCGCGCCGAATGGGTCCGGGATGTCGGCCACCTTCAACTCCATGTCGGCATCGCACAACAGGAAGAAATCCGCCGGGTGGCGCCGCTGCGTCGCGCGCGCGAGCTTGAGGGCGTCGTTGCGCGCCTGCGAGAAGTCCCGGAAGGACCCACTGCCGACGATGCCGGGGATGGCCCGCTCCTCGAAGAACTCGCGGATGATCCGCTCGGTCCCATCGGTCGAGCCGGTGTCGAGGATGGCATAGCTGGAAATATGGGGGGCAACAGAAGCGAGGCAGCGTTCAATGCGCGCAGCCTCGTTCTTCACGATCATATTCAGGCACAGTCGGGTCATTTTGCACGGACCTTGGGGGTTGGGGGTCTTACTTGTTGGGGTTGGGGCCTCCGCTGGAGATACGGAACAGCGCGCCGGTGAGGCCGGTGAAGATGCCCGTCTGGTTCGTACCAGTCAGGCCGGTCACGCCGGTGTAGTTGAAGCCCGTCATGCTGACGGCACCCGTGCCGCCATTGGCGTTCCAGATCGCCCCAGCGATGCCGGGGTCGGTCGTCGGCGGCTTCCAGAGAATGAGACCAGTGGGGCTCAGCGGACCTGCTGGGCCCGGGTTGGGGTTGCGGTAGCCGGTCGGGCCGGTTGCGCCGGTGGCCGACGTGTTGCCGGTGTTGCCGGTGTTGCCCGTCCAGTTAATCGGCCCGGTGGGGCCGGTGTTGCCGGTCGGTCCGGTGGCGTTGAGGTTCTGGCCAGCGCCGGCGAGCGGCCCGAGAGGACCTTGGGGCCCCGCAGGACCAGTCGCGCCAGTGGGGCCGATAAGCGCCGCGTTGACGGGTCCCGTCGGGCTCGCGCCCACAGGGCCGGTCGGGCCGGTGAAAGCCGCAGCGCCACCGCCGGTCGGCCCTTTGCCGCCCGTGTTGCCAGCGAAGCCGGGGATGTTCTTGTCATTGATCAGGTCGACCACTTCCTTGAGGACAGCCGGGATACGGCCGTCATCATAGGTGTCCTTGCCGACACTGGAGGGGTCCGGTTTGATGGGGACCCCTGCTACTGTGGTACCGATTGCCATGGGAGCCCCCTATTAGCCAGCCGAGACGGTGAGGACGCCCGCGTTCACCCAGACCACACCCGAAACATGCGGATCAGAGGTAGGTGGAGTGACGATGGTGGCGAGGTTGCCGGTCGGACCCGTTGCGCCCGCGGCGCCCGTGGGACCCGTGTTTCCGACCACACCCGTTCCGGTGGGACCAGTCGGGCCGGTGTTGCCGGTGGCGCCCGAAGCCGGGCCGGTGTTGCCAACAGGACCCGCTGGGCCGGTGGCTCCTTGGCCGGTCGGACCCGTGTTACCTGTGGCACCCGCGGCGCCGACAGAACCCACGGGGCCCTGCGTACCGATGGAAGGCCCGGTCGGGCCCGTGGCGCCGGCAGGGCCGGTGTTGCCCGTGGCGCCGGTCGAGGCGCCGGTGGGACCAGCCGGTCCGGTCGGTCCGGTGGGACCCCCGATACCACCTGTGTTCACTGCATCAACGACCTGTTTAAGGACGTTGCCCAACATATTGCGATCGTAGTTGCGTGAACTGAGAATTGCCATCGTCGTCCCCTGTCAGCTTTCACTGGCCTCGGCAAAATGCCGAACATGTTTCACCTTCAACACGTCCGGGTTAAAAAGGACTTAAGCGGGTCCCGTGAAGCCCGGAATGATCACCGTCTTGATGTCGTGAGCGGCACCGGTGGCGCCGATGACCTGATAGACTTCCTCGAACGTACCGGTGACGCCCTTCGCGCCGCCGGTCGCGCCGGTCGCCTGCTGGGTCGCGTTGACTTGTCCCCACACTGGGAAGGTCCCGGTTGGTCCGGTAAATGTCGACAAAATTCGGACACCGCGCACCGTGCCAGTCGGCCCGGTGGGGCCGGCAAGAACACGCACGAGCTTCTGCGTGTTGGCGGTCATCCAACGCCTCCGGTGACTTGCTTGGCACCGGGACCGGGCTGGTTGCCGGTGAGGTGCGTCTGCGGTCCCATCGACTTCGATAGCGGTGACGGCTGCGCGCCCTGCGCCTGCGCGGCTTCGTGCGACAGGTCCATGGCCGGATTGTTGGTGGTTTGCACGCCAGAGGCCGGCAACGGACCGCCGCCACCCGGCGGGGTGCCGATATGAGCCGGCGGCCCTTCGCCCATCTGCTCGTGTTGCGCGAGCACACCCGAGGTGAGTTCTTTGGTGATAAGCTTGACGCCGGCAGCGACGCCCTCTTGGACATTCTTCTGGATCAGCGCATCGATGTCGCCGCCCTGCTGAGCCTGCGCCTGCTGCTGCTTCATCATCTGATCGATAGCGTCCTCGCTCGGTACGATGTCGTCGCCCGGCATACCGATCGTAGTGGACACAGAGCGCAGCACGCTGCTGCGGCCCTTGAGCCCCATGATCTTCAGGTCGGTCGGGTTGTTGGTCGCAGTCAGGAACTCGATCTGGCGCTGGCGCAGGGTTTCGCGCTGGATCGCCACGTTGACACCCTGCACTGTGACCTTCTCCTCGCCGGTGAGCAGCCCGCTCGTGTCGGTCAGCATCAACAGGTCGAACAACTGCAGGAGGCATTCCTCCAGCACATCACGGTCGATGTTCGCGCTCACTGTCTGCAAAATCTTCGAGGCATTCCCCATGAGCATCGCTAGGCCCGATGCGGTCCTGCCAGCACCACCACCAGCCTGCCCACCGACATACTTCGGGATCGCCGAGACGTCGTCCGCAATGCTGATGAACTCCTGATAGACTTGGATCAGCGGCGCCGCGTTGTTCGCCGGCATGAAGAAGCTGATCGGCTGTTTCGCTTGGTTCTGGACCGGGTCGCTGCGGACGTGCCATCGTTTCCATGGGTACAAGTCCTCGCCGTTCTCCTCGGGCGCAAGCATGTCGTCATTGACAACGACCTGCGGACCGGATGAAATCGAGACGTTGTTTACAATTGACCGGAGGGTGGCGTTCGCGACTTCTTGAAGGTCTTGAAGCAGATCAGTGAGGCCGTTTCCGACGGGAGTGCCGGGGACCTTCTCGAAGCTCGTGATGAAATATGGGTGACGCTGGCGGGGAGACGGCGAGAGGTGCGCCTTGATGACGTGCGAGCCGACGACCCAGATTTGCACATGATAATCACGCAACTCATCAGGAACAACGAGCCCATAATCCTGCAGAAGACGCCCTTGGACATTGCCGTTGAACTCCATCATGGAGATCATCCCGGAGCGGTTCCATGCCGGGTTCTCACGGTTTTCGAGCACGCTGCGCTCGGCGTCGGTGGTGTCCCAATTATCGTAGAGACCGCCCCGGCCATACTCGTCGAGCACCGCGCGAATTTCGTCCTGATCGTAGCCCGGTAGGTCGAGCAGGTCGTTCAGTTCGGCGCGAGTGACGCGCAGCTTCTCGATGACGTTGGCGTTAGCGATGTCGGCGACGCCCGGCGTGAACCAGATGTCAAACGGCGAGACCCGGTTCCACGTCAGCGTCGGCACCTGCTGCACCGTGGGCTGGCCGCCGGTCTTTCCCCATGTCACCTTCGGACAGACCTTGACGACGGGGCCCTTGATGCACGCGAAGGGGAAGATCGGCAGGTCGACCAAGAACTCGGCGAGGGCATGGTAGAACCCGCCCTGCCGCAGCATGTCCTCGATCTTCCCCTCGCTCGCCCGGGCTTGCTTGGTGGCCTTCTTCTTGGCGGCTTCTTCGGCCTGATCGAGCAGGTTGCGCTTGCGATCGGCCATGTCGGATGGTGACGGCGGCTGGCCAAGCTGCTGCTGGACCATCTGACCCTCTTGCTGGATCAACTGGTCGATCTGCTGCTTGACGTCGTCGGGAATGTCGGGGTCAGCCGGCGCTTCGAGCGCCCACGGCTGGTCTTGGCCGAGGTAGATATCCCGCAGCAGTGACGAGGCCGCGCGGCACTTCTGAGCGATCATGCGGGCGTACACAACGCTGCCACCCATCTTGGTGATCTCGACGAGCTTGGTCGGGTCGTATTGGCCATTGAAGGTGCGCAGCGCCGCGAGCATCCGATTGGACCAGCCCGCCTGCGTGTTGCGATGATTTCTAAAAATCTCGAACTGCGCTTTCACGTATCCGGCGAGTTCCGGGTACTGTGTCGCGTTGCTCTGGGCGGCATCCTGAACCTGCGCCTTCTGTGTCGCGGCAGCTTGTAGCTGCTGCTCCAACTGAGCCGGCGGGGTAAACTGGATGACGCCTTCCTGTCCAAGACTGGCCATTGATGGTTCCACGTTTGCGCCGTGGACCATAAAGGCGACCCCCTAAAGAACTTCTTAACGCCATACCCGTAGCACTAGAGGTTGCGAAAGGGGCACCACCAATGGACCAGCACAGCGCCTTCACCTACTGGCTCGGCAACGGCACGGCGGCGGCGGCCATTGTCGGCACGCTCCTCGGGTGGGCCCCCGCCATCGCCGCAGTCATCGCCGGCGGTTGGTACCTGCTTCAGATGTACGAAAGTAAGACAGTGCAGGCGTGGGTGCGCGATCGGCGCGTCCGCAAACTCGCGCGGCTCAAGGCCGAAGCAATCATGCTCGAAGCGAAGCTCAAACAGCCCGAGACGTCGCTACCGCTGAGCCATACGAATTAAGTCCAGCCCAACGACGATACCCGCTCGCGCTTCTTGCCACGCGGGCGCAGTCGTCGGGTGATCTCCGGGACCACGCCGCCGTGAACCACCAGCGCGACATACTGTAGATCGTCAGCGACGTGGCTGAACCCCTCGGCGTCGGCTTTGTCGGGGACAGTACGCAAGGACCCTTCCTTGGTCTTCTTGAAGCGATAGCCGCCAGCCATAGCGCGGCATAAGAACGGGCATCCTCTCCGCGATACCATCAAGGTAGGTCCACCATTCGTCTGGCGGGTCAAAAGGGCCTCCACAGCGCGCAACCGCGGCTCGATATCGTTCGTGGGAGCCGGAAAAGCCGGTAGGCCAAGTCTGCTTAGTGCGTCGAAGCAACTCTCCTCCGAGACGTTTCCCTTCGCAATTCCAGACGGATCGCCCACAACTGCAACGCGGAAGCCCAGATATCGATTTGATAATAGCTGTGGGCGCAGGCTCTCGGCAATGTGCTTCTCCAAGCCCACGTTGGTCCCGGGTACTTCCTGCATCACGAGTAGGCGACCCATGTGATCCATCTGGCAAATAAGTGACCATGGATTTCTTCCGAAGTCTTGACCCACCAGCAGCGGGTAGCCCGGGATGGGCATGATGTCATCAACGATATGGAAGTCGGTGCGGAACGTGTTCTTGAACACCGCAGCGCCGCTCGGATCGTCGCCATACTGGGCCTTGACATAGCGCCGCACCCAGTCGCTGTCCTCGCCATACGTCTGAACGAAGCGTTCATAGTACTTGCGGCCGTTGGCGATGCGGGCAGGATGATCTACGGGAAGGGTCGCAGACTTATCGTCCAGTACCAACCAGTTCAGGTTCTCGGCGTTCGGCGCGAGTCCGCTCGGCTGTTTGAAGATGGACCAGTTCGGCGGCGCGTTCTCCATGAACTGGTGCCACGGCGTCATTTCCGTCGGGAAGTTTGTATCAGCCACCATACCATACCACGAAGGCACACCATCGTCACCAGAAGGATAACGACCGAGGCGGCCAGAGATAGGACCAAGAACATCGAGGTCCATTTCGATGCACTCTGACAGCCACGCACCACTAAGCTGCATAGACAGCAGACGCGACTGATCCTCAGCATCTTCCAGCGGGATGAACACCCATTCGGATCGCACATTGTCGAACTCCAGATGGAAGGTGTTGTCGGAGACCTTCCAATAACCAAAGCCCTTGAGCCATTGCTGGCAATCCTTAAGCACAGTGTCTTTCAGTTGCTTTAACGTCTGTCGAACAATCGCGTGGCGGGTATGGCGGAGGCCGTCCTTGCCCGGCTTCTGCAGCGAGGAGCGTTTCAGCAACTCGACGACGCACGCCGTGGTCTTGCCCGACCCGACGGGGCCGGCAAGGAGGCGCCCGAAGGCTTCTGATTTCATGAACGCGGCGCAGGTTGGTGGCGCGGTGTAGTTGAGTTCAGCCATAGATGTCCTCGAAGCCGTTGCGTTTACGCCACGCGTGGTTATCTCCACCGTATCCATTCTTTGGTCTCGCGCGCCGTCTGATGGCCCTGCAGGAGCACTTCCCAGCGCGCGGTGATGCCGTGCTCGGGATGCACGAAGAACAGCGCCTGCGACGCCCGTGAGAAGGGCGCACGAAGTTTCAGCTTGGCGTATTCATCGTAGCCCTTGAGCGCGCCGTTCACGATCACGCTCGGCAACCAGAGCATCTGGTGGTAGTGCCCCATCAGCAGGTGGTCGAAATCGGCACCGATGGCCGCCTCGCTGCGGCCGACCTTGAACGTGCCGCGCATGATCGGGCCGATCGCCCCAATAATCCCGTCGCCCCCTGATGTCCCGAGGCTGTCGCCATGCGTGAGCAAAAATCTTTCGCCATACACCTCGAAATGGGCGTCGGCGTCGACCGGGATATGAAACTGAACTCGCGGGTCTTTACGAAAATGACGTTCGAGGTTGCAGTAGATATTCCAGTCGAATGAGGTGTAGACCCTTCCCTTCATCCGCATCTTCTTGGTCGAGCGTCCATGATTGCCAACGACGCACGGCACGAATACCTTACCGAACTTGTCGGCCATCCGTTCGAGGCCCGCGGCAATCATGTCAGAAAGATCATTGACGGCTTGGTGGGGGGTTCGGTCATTGGTCTCGGCGAGTTCTTCGTGGATGTCGCCGGAAATCATGTCGCCCCCGAGACAAACAACAATCCCGGGATATTGGACGCTGGCGCGCCCCATGTGGTTTTCGCAAAGGTCGATCGTGATATTGACTAATCGAGTGAAACGGTCTTTGGCAATTCTGGTGTTGAACTCGTTGACGCCCCCGATCTGATCTGGAAACACCCGCTCTCCGTAGTGGAAGTCCGACCAGATGGTCACTGGACCGCCGCGGGCGCCGTTCTTGACGCCCCGCCCGGAGAGCCAGCGTGGTGGCTCCAGTGTGTGCGCCGCGAGGCTGTAAATCTCCTGCCGGATTTTCTCGGCAGTGTCTTCGGCCCTTTGAAGTCCTTGGATCACCCGCTTGGTGTCCAGCAACTCAGCGTTCTTCTTCTTGATGATGTCCATCGCGTCTTGAAGCTGCTGCTCTACGGTTTTTAGTGCGGGTGCCATTATTGTAACTCCGTCTGCGATCCTGCCCCTTTGGCGAGTGATCGTATCTACGCCTTCGTTCCTTATTTTTTGGTGTCGCCTCGTACCTCTGGTAGATCGCTTGGCGTCGTGGCGACAAGTCGAAACGTCTCAGAACTTCCCTGCCCTTGGGCGATTGGTCGAAGCGCTTGCGCACGATCTTGTGCTTCGGCGTCAACCGATACGTGGCCTGCGCGAGCCTTACCTGCACCCGTCGGCGAAATATCTTGAGGGGCCCCGATGGTAAGCTTCTCGTCGGCTCCAAGATTGATAACAATAGAAAATCTCTCTCCCGAGGCGACAGCCCCCATTTCGCGCTCGCCCACTCCAGCGATTTTAGCAAAGAGCTTTGCCGCCTCGACGACGCCGGGCAGACCCTCACTTTTGTTGCCCATTCGGATGGCGAGGTCGGGAAGTTTATCTTCGAGCGCGGCGGCGGCTTGGATTTTGATCCGGTCGGGGGTGGACATCGCGCTGTTCCACTCGATGGTGGAAGCTGCGAGCGCGGCTTTGAAGAACTCGTTGTTGGCCCGGAGGAAGTCATACTGCACCCTGTTGAGATTGTAGTCCTTGAGGATGGTCAACGTTGAACGGATATCCATGGCAAGCTCGCGCGCCAGCCGCGCCAGCATCGGCGCGGTCAGGATCGGCAGTTGCAGAAGCTCCTTGGCGGCCTGCACCCCGTCAGGCGTCAGCGCCACCGGATTTGTTACCGTGGCGGTAACAGCGGCGATATGCTCGTCAAGCGAAGCCTGCTCCTCTGGCGGCGTACTCGCGCGGCTCACTGCGACGTAGATCGCGCCGTCGCTGGGCTCGCGCCACACCGCGTTGGGGTTGGTCAACACCTCCGCAAAGCCTGTGTCTACAGCCTCGTCCATCAGTGGACCTTGTCTTCTTTCAGGGGGCATTGCTTGAGGAGAAGCGCGAGATCGCGGGCGGCATGTGTCAAATCGGCAACGTGAGCGATCAGCGCCACCTGCGCCTCGTCGATGTGATCGGCATCAAGGTAGCCACTGTCGCTGGCCTCCTTGATGTTCGTCAGCAGCCAGAGCTTGGCCGTCTGACCGTATGCCTTCACCGCTGCGTCCGCGATCTGCGCAAATTCCATCCGGGTGGTCTTGCGGTCGTAGGCGTCAATGAGAAGCAGCATCGCCCCCGTCTGCAACCGCGCGATCGTCTGCGGGGAGACCTTGGTGGACAACGCTTCGACCATGAACTCCTCGTCGACGAGCGGGTCGGCGGGCATCAGGCAGTTCCTCCCCCTGCAGCGACAGCGGCCAGCATATGCAGCGCAGCCTCACGGTGCGCTGTCTCCATGCGGTAGCCGGTGCCCCACACGGTAAGGATATCAAAATTGAAAGGTTTGAGCTTTTTTCGGAGGTGACAGACCATGACGTCGACCATCTTCTGGTCCGTCGGCTCCTTGTGGGTCCCGTACGTTAGCCGCGTGTGTTCGATCACGTCGTGCAAGGTTTGTTTGGATACCTGCTGGCGCTTGAGGATGGTGGCGAGCAGCGCCGATTGCAGTCTGGTGGTCTTGAACTGGACAGAGCAGAGGAACTTGATTTGTTCCTCGTCAGTCAAAAGATTGTGATCCGCTTGTAATCGGTTCGCGCGTGGCGATCCCGGTGGCCAGTCGTCTTTTGGAAGTCCGATCAGGCGCCCTTCGAGCATCGCGCCACGCAGCACCTCGTAGACTTCCTCCCCCGCCACCTTGATGGCTCGGGCGATGGCCCGAACTGGGATACCCTCATCAGCAAGCCGAACTGCGATGTCGGCAGACGAGAGGGCGGTTGGTGCGATGATCTCGATGGACATTGAGGTGATGCTCCCCCGGTGACGACAGGCGAGCATAGGTTAAGATTTTCGGAACTGTCAAGCAGCTTTTATTCGAGGGCTAGTAGGCTCGCCACCGCCTGA